GCAGAGTCCTTACCCTCCCATAACCTTGAGAGTGCATTGTACTCAGCCGTGGCGTCTATCTCTGCTAGGATCTCATTAATATCCTCAGACGTTCCACCTGAAAACATAACACCAGTGGTGGCGTCAGAGGCTAAGATCCTTCCCTCACGATAAGCCTCAATAGCGTCTGGGTGGCTTAATGCTAGAGCCTTGAGAGCGTCGTCCTTATACCCCTTGGCGATCTCATCCGCTCTCTCATGCTCCATATCCCCAATCTGTCTAATGCGTTCAGCTCGTTCCTCATATCCTGAGTATCGAGGAGCTGCACGGAACTGTGAGACATAAGGCCTTGAGACGTAGTCAGACCCAATCTGATTGGCTTGCTTCTGAGCAGCTCTCTTCTTACCATAAGCCCCAAGCACCGAGCCACCAATCATTAACCCTGTGGTTATTGGGTCACCCATTGATATAACCTCCCATCTTTAGTTGTTTCTACATACTCGAACCCTGTGTGCTTTAGGTAAGACTCAGAGGTCGGGTACTTTGTGGAGGCTATTGCGAAGACTGGCCCACGATAGCTCTCGATGATTTTCTTAAAAGCTCTTGTCGCTTTCATGACAGTAACTGGGTATTTCTTAGGGTCAATGACGCACTCACTGAATGCCTGTAACGGCTTAGTGTGAAGCACCCCTCCGATCATTACGGGCTCCCCGTCCTCAAGAACAGTAATGCCACGAACAGATTCCTGAAAGGGCTCTCCATTCACGGCAATAACGTCCTCGTACTCCAATGGTCTAAATGTCGCTGTCATTTATCGTGGGTCGTCACGGATAGAACCATTGCCTGTACCGTAACAGGATTGTTAGCCACGAGATGAACCCGAGAGTCCGTCGTCCAGCTACCCTCAATCCCAAACGCATCATGGTCGTACTCCTCAATTACCGCAGTAGTGTCTACCAGCTTCCCATTCTCATACGCGGGAAACGGCTTAACCGTTGCGTTAGTTGGACCGACCTTTAATGAGTTGGGGTAATAATCCCTTAATAGAAACGCCACCTGACTAATATTCTTCCTTTGACCTATAGCCGTACCCATTCCTGCCGCATACGCCAGTTTAGGGGACTTCCATGTAGCCGTGTATCGAAGTCCTGCCACAACGCTCGTGTAAGAGCCTGAGAGCGTCACAGAGCCGCTTTCTACTGTATAGTCACCCCTATCCTGCCCATCAGCCCAAACGCCCACAGTGAGCCCCTCAAGATGACTCAGCCCTGTTAAGGTAAGCCCTGGAGAGGTGTATTCTACGAATGAGTCAAAATGCTTTGATGTCGTCGATGCCCTGCACTCAGTAATCATCGCCTGTTTAACAAAGTGCCGAGTGCCAGAGAAGTTGATCGTGTAGTAAACTTGATCCTCTTGATCTCCTGGGAGTACCACAACATCTTCAACCAGCCCAGAGTATGTGAGCCTGTACCAAGCCCGAACCCCTTCCACCGAATCTTGGAGGTTAACAATGACTGTCCCATCGTCTAGCACAACGTGAAGCCTAGTCTCAGGCTGTCGCTGTGTCACAATTCTTTTTATACCAGCCAATGCCAGCTCGGGATGTAGCACCATAATGTCGCTAGGGTGGTACTCATCAGCCTCACTCGACTGAGCCAACTCAAATACTTTAGTTCCTGACCTGTGGCAGAAGTAAACATTCCTATCGATCTTTACATAATCGATTGCCTTACTGCCTTGGGTCGAAGTCTCCTTGAGATTTATATTGGTGGCGGTCAATGGCTCAGAGAATCCTGATGACCGAATAGATATCTCACTACCAGCCGTGCCTGATATAAGCCTCATGGCTGGACACAACCAGCTCACGTTATCAACTGGTCCAAACCCTATAGTCCTACGCAATGACTTAGAATCGCCTTCTACAGTGCTATCAAAGGATTGATATAGATCCGACACTGACGCAGTAAATTTATTCTTGCCTGCCCACCATGTGCGACCCTCGTACAGAGCAACCGCTGAGGGGTAACCGTCACCAGCCGAATACTCTGAGCGATACCAGTTAAGGGTGGATGTGGTCTTACCAAAGTCATTAATCACTTGAACCTGTGCGACAGTGGGGCTTGTTACGCTGACGACTCGACAATTACCACTGATCGAACCACCTGGGAATATTAATCCAGTCTCAGCAGTTCCTGAAGTATAGTCACCAGCCTTACACGCCAACCTATAATAGATGATTGAGTTATCAAGACCGTCGTCATAGACCACGCTAGACTGATTGGATGAGTAGGTCTTAACGTCCTCCCATGCACCAATCTCAGCTATTGACCGCTGTAGCGTTATTGTCGCGGTCCATGTGCCGGATATGGTTACCTCGAACTTCCGAGTGTTACCAACGCCCGTCACTTTTATACCTCCGGTCTCTTGGTTCTCACCACTAATGGATTGAGCGACCTCCTGTCCGGCAGACTCCAACTTGAAGAGTACGCCCTCATGATCGCTCGTGGTGAAGAAATCCTTACTCGCAGTGAGTGTTGTGTTCCCTGATAATGCTGCTGGCGTTAACGACGTCTCATCAACATTGATCTGACCATACGGTCCGTCCTCGGATCTAAAGTCAACAACAGACCAAGACCTTGTCCCCCTGCGCTCAATCTTAAACCAAGGGATATCTTTTACCGCGCAGAATATAACATCTGCCGATTGATCGTATCTAATCAGTGGTAGTGAAGCCGTTGGGACTGCCGTGGGGATTGATAGCGTCCCTGCTGCCTCGATAGCTACTGAGTCAACAAGCGCCTCGTACTTCTTCGCGTTAGATAGCGTGATTGTGAAGTCGCCTGTGGGGGTAAACGCAAGGCTATGAGTCCCAGGAGATAGGTCACCTGAATATATGTCATACGAGTCAACTCCTGTCGTGCCTATGTCTATGTGAACATTAGCGTCAGCTATCACAATCCTGAATCCATGCTGAACATCAACCTCAGCCGTGATAGTCTGCCATCGCTTTGCTGTGCTTGACCCATCACCTATGAGCGACATGTACCCACCAGTCTTCCATGTTGATGCAGCTAATCCAGCATCAGCGTTAGTCCAACTGGTCACGTTGCTTGTGAACGTACCGTTGGTTATCGTAGAAGTAACCCCCGTTCTAGTGACCACCGCATCATCCACCCAGATCTCGATGGCATTGTTGGTGAACTGAATAATGGCAGAGTCGTCTGCGTCAAACACGAACGGAATATTGTAGCTCTCGCCACTAAGGTTCCCTAAGTATTTATTGCCAACCCTGTAGTTCATTGCGCCTAAACGTTGAGGCTCAAAGTTTGTCATTGTCTCACACATGTCAGAGATCCCTTCTAGATCTACGCGACTCAATGCGAGTGGGGAGACTTCCCCCCTGTTGAATTTATTGACTAATGTATTCACTCTAGGCACTAGTAATCTCCAGGACGTCCGTTATAACTCCCGTTCCTAAGTCTGGCAGAATTCCATGAGCCCCTCGGTAATGGCTTTGTGGGGTGTCTCATTGCATCCTTACTCTTAGCCTGCCTCTCTACCTTATTCCACTCCTGCTCGATCCTCTGCTGATCTGAGAGGTTTTTCATAGTGGGAGAAACTCTGAGTGCCAGCGTTACGGCTACCAGTGCGGAAAAGTATTCGGGCCATGACGCAATGTCATTGATGACCGTATTCTTAACGTACTGAACATAGATGTCATCGAGATCAGTGAACCAGTGAGTATCGCCTTCTTCATACTGACTCAGAGGCGAACGCATGTACTCATCAGAATAAATGCCTGACACCTTGAGTAGGTCAGTGGGTTTAGTGTGACCCTTCTTATAGCCAAACTCAGTCTCGATCTCGTTGTCGTATGAGATCTTGACAGACTGTCGCAGAAAGACCCAGTCGTTATCCTCGGCAAGCCTAGCCACCAAGCCTTGGTCCCAAGCGTTGTCTAGCAAATACCGAGACTCTATATCGTTTGTCAGTGAAGATAGATGGCGCTCCCCTAATAAAGTGAGTGCCTCGTTATATAATCCCAGTATAGTAGCCATTACGCAGCCGCTTTCTGTGTGAGTACTTCGTTAGCTTGATCCTTGTTTTCCATTCCGTCTTGAATGATGTCACCCGTTAGCTTATCAACCAAGCACCATTTGCGTATCTTGCCCTTGTAGACGGACTCATACTCTCGGTTCTCAACATCATCACCTGATGTTAAATCGAAACTCTCAATGATCTTTATATAGAGTTTGTTTTCACCCTTGCGTTGAACAAAGGCACGGGCTAACCATGAGTTATCCTCGCATATTAATCTGATCTCATCTCGAGCCTGAATGAATCGTCCAGCGTGTTGCCAGAAGCTGGGCTCACATGCGTCATCAAGTGTGACGCCGACAGGGACGATAGCCTGCCATAGTTGAAAGGAAAACTTGCCTTCTGTTAATCCTGTTCTATGAAGTGGAGTGTGTGTTGCCATATAACCCTCTGCATTAAAAAAAAGAGCCCCCTTCTGCATAAGGGGACCCTAAAACGGATATTAGTCCGTATCAGTGGCTACTATTGCCACGCCGTCTGATAGATCAGCAGCGCCGCCAGCAGCGACTGAGTTAACGATATAAAAGTGAGCCACACTCGCGTCAGAAGAACTCTGAAGCACGATGTCACCTACGTTCATACCTAAGTCATCCCCATTGGTTATGTAGCCTGTTACTCGGACTACAGTCGCCGCGTCAGTGGATGAATATATCCAGAAACTTGGTGATGCTGTACCCACAGCAGCAATTGCAAGCCGTGGTGGGTTAGTTGTTGCGTAAGCCATAAGTTAATCTCCTAGCTGTAAGCTGAATCGTCATGAAGCATTTTCACAACACCAGCGTTTTGTAAAAGGGCAGAACCCATAAACACGGAAGCGCGACACCAAGACTTGTCATTCTTTTCGTCGTAGCCAACATGAGTATCCATGGTATCCATGTCGCATGCATGACCAATCGCGTTCTTGTTGTACATGAAGCACGTAGCGCTAGACGTACCCGCACCATCAAGGGCAGGGTTAACAATCCAGTTCACACCCCACCACTTGAACGCATCATCCTTCGACACGCCATCAAATGGCTTAGTGTTAATGAAGTCAGCAGACGAGAACTCATTGATGCCCATCAGATAAGCATGATAAGCCGGAGTGATCTGTGCAAAGACCTCATCACTTCCGCCTGCCGCAAACGCATTCGCCAGCTTAGTCTTAGCCTTTGATACTAACGCCAGAGTAGCTACAGCAGCAGCGCCCCAAGTTACAGATGCCGTTGCCAGCTCTGTATTGATGTCTGTATCGATCTTGCGATTGATAACAGCCTGAGATGTACGCTGCATAAGCGCACGTTGATCACCCTGACCAGCGAAGATATTAAACCGAGTCTTCTCTGGAATGTCATGCCACTCAACCAGAGTCGCAGTCGTTTGGGTTAGCGAATCGGGTCGCGTAGGTATGTCACCGTTAGGGCCACGAGTTACGGCGGTTGCACCACCACTGTCCGCTACTAAGAAGACAGCAGAACCACCCTCTTTAACGAACTCTTTTACCACAGTCTTACGGACTAGGGATTCTGATTTCTCGAACCCAGCAATAGTCTCGTTGCGGTACTTTACTTGAAAAGCTGTTTCAGCCATTTCATATTACCTCAATAGAATTAAAAGAAAATAAATGTTTTCCATGCTGGGTATCAGTGTCATGCTTTAGCGAGGTGTCCTTTCGGAGTCGAACCACATGAGCGCTGGGCTTTCTGAAAAACTGGTGGGGAGTTAACGTCGCCCCAAGACGGATACTAATGACCTCGTTGCTGATACGCCACTTGCTGCTCAAGTGCTTTATCGTAACGTGCTTGGAAGTCTGCGCTTAGATACTTAGCCCTATCGGACGGGTCATCGCTTCGCATTAATTTATCAGCCTCACCTATGATGTCGTTCATTGCTGACATCTGTGCTGCCGTGTTTGGAACAATACTTGCCATTGGATTAATCTGTCGACCAATGTCTGTGAACCAGTTCATAAACTCAGGAGAGTTGAACAGTGCAGTGCCGTCAGGCATACGCGCCTGAGAGAAGTCATCTCTAACACTCTCTGGTAGCCCCTCTAGCTGGTTCTGAATGATGTTTAGGTTAGTCTGGTAGTCATTACCCCAAGTCTCACGCAAAGCCTGTTGAGCCCCCTGTGCGTCGAGATTGTCTTGGGTGTAACGCTGATCCTCCGCCGCCTGTTGAGCCTCTCCTCGAGTGCCTAGGAACTCTGTCGCTAGGTCAGACATGACGTCAGGTGATACGTTATGATGATGTGCCGCCTTTAGTACGGCGTCCATAATGCCCTTGTCTTCCTCCCCTAGCACCATACCCTCGCCCAGATTGAGCTTGTATTGATCTGGAGACTCAGGAACCCCTCGGCTTTGCCTGTATTCGGCTAACTGTTCTGGGGTCGCGTTATCTGGTAACTCACTACTCAGACCTTTTGAAATCTTGTCTCGTCCCTCCCAGAACGATTTAACAAAGTCATCCGTTGACTTGTATCGACCTAGCTGGGCTGCTTTCTTTTCATCACCCATACTAAAGTCATCACGCCAGTTCTCAGGCATGTACCCAAACGGTGTGTCCGGTGCGACGGTCTCTGTTACTGCTGTTGGCGTCTCTTGAGGTGTCGACTCTACAGTCGCGTCAAGTTCTTCAGTCATCTAATTTCCCTACTGCTATGTGTGTTGTGTGTAAGATTCGTTGACCCGTGTGAATTCTCCCTGAGAGAAACGCTGAGTCATGTGTGTCTCCGGCGTAAGGCATGTCATGCATTCTGCATAGCTTCACCATGATCGCGTTAAGACATAACGTCTGCTGCGGTGGTGTTGCCTCACCCCTGTGTACTGCTTGAATAGCTAGGATCTCATCCTTATGTAAGGCTAGATCCATTACTACGTCAGGCTGCTGTTTCAATGTCACCCCCTGCTGCTGCCATTTCTGCCATCTGTTGAGCTTGCTGCTGCATTGCCTGCTGCTGCCTTGCTACCATTACATCCTCCTCAGTCCTTAACCATGACGCATTACCGCCCGAGCCAATGATTGCGTCCCTAAGCCCAATGTCTGCATTAAAGTTACCAATAGCCTGCGGATCAACCTGTCCCGCCATTGTAGTAAACTCTACCGCCTGAACAAACAACTGACCCTTGATCTTCTCGCTAGCCTCTGAGATCGGTGAGCTAAACTTAAAGTCTAGGTCGATACCCTTCAGTGAATCAGGAACGTCATACGCCGATCCAAACTTATTATTAACGGTCAGTAGGTCAAACGTGATCTCACACAGCTGACCATTGTATTCTTCCTCCATAGGTGAGAATAGTGGCAATGCCTGCCGCTGGAACTCCGCCATACGCTCACTGACTTCATAAGCCGTCATCCCTGCCGTGTTTGGAAGTGTCAGTTTATTGAGATAGAAACCCTCTGCAATACTTGTCTGCAAATCCTGATGCATCTGGAAGCCTAGAGGTAACCCTCCACGATCCAGCCCAAGGGGTCTTAGAACCTCACCAAGCCTCTCGTCATACTTCTCGTCAACCCAAGTCACCCCGCCAGCATATACGTTCACATCCGATCTGAGGGCGTTCTGTGTGGCTAGTAAAGGCGGTCTAACAAACAACTCACCCGCTTCTATTAGAGTGTGAGCCATCGCCTGCAATGTCCGAGCGTCAGGCAATGATGCCATCGTAGCGGGACTGTAGGCGTACTGTGAGCCAGCTAGGGTTGCGAACCTAGGGACAATGTAGAACTTATTCGTTATCCCCTTCTGCTCGAGGATGTGGTTGTTAGCCGTATCGATGAAAGTAGAGATGTACGGGTTCTGGTCGTCAGAGTCAAAGTGACCCACGGGCATAACGATATGCTGACATGGGACTTCCTGCTCAGGGTCCTTATCGAGTAGCTCTACCATCCGAGCATGTAGTGCATCCCTTCCGAACGTATCTGCCAGTTGTCGAATAGTAGGCTTCCACTTCCTTACCACCGTGCATACCTGACCGCGCTCGTCCTCAGACCACGCACAGTCCCTCAAGTGCCACGTCCTATACAGAAGCGAGTCGTACTTCATCGAGTACTCTGCCGACATTACTGCCTGACCGAATGTGAAGAAGTCATGATCCGCTTCCTTGGCTGCTCTCATGAACCCAGTCCCTTGGAACTTCATCAGACTAGCCTGACGCTTAGTCAACCATTCAAGATAGCTCTTACCCGCGTGATCCAACTCAGCCTCAGCAACTAGCTCAAACCAGTTCTCACTTCGAAGCATCGACCCAGCGAGATTGGCTAGGTCACGTCGAGCCCGTACAGGGAAGCTATCAACTAAGTGATCACCGAACTCTCTACCGACATTGTTAATCTCTGTGAAGTCTGCTCGCTCAGGATAGAAGTTGTCCGCAATGGCTTGCCAAAGTGAATTAACTCCTTGCTTTTTTCTGAACAGTTCATCACAGTGCTTAATTAGTCGGTCTTTATTCATTTATCTCCCCCACCGTGGAATCGACTGAAGTATTCCGCAGCCTTCTGACTGCCTGCGCCTCTGTTCTCGTCAAGTCGACGATTCGTCTTAAGGGCTCCATTCGGGTTGTATTGAGCCCCATCCATCCACCAAGGCATAGACTGAGGCATAGGCGGAGTTCCTCTAGCCTCCATCGCCTCTCGACTCATAGGGCTCTTGCCATCGTGATAGTAGCCACCGACCATCGATGCCTTAGACGGCTTGTATTTGACGTCAGGGTCTCTTGAGTTTAACCCTGAGAAATTCTTAACCGCTGATCCCATTACTCTAAACCTCCAGACTTCTGTGTTAGTAAAGTTGCTGTCCGAGCTGAACCCTTCTTCGCCCTAGCTCTTTTCTTTGCCGCTAGTAGAGCCGCATTGTCCGGCAGTGGTTGCTCAATCTGCTCTGGGAGGTCTGGATACTCAGGATAGGCAGGCATTGCAGGGAAGTTGATTGTTGGATAAGCACCACCCCAGCCACCCTCGCCCCTCCAGCTCGTATCGATCTCATTCGGACCTAAACTCCACGGCGTAGGTTTGGGCATTGGGTTACCAAAGTCATCATAACCATAACGACCATCAGCTGGTCCAGCTTGGTTCGCCAACGTTGTATATGCCTTAGGCTTAGGCTTGGCTCCCTTACTACCGCCCATTACGTTCTCTCATTTAATCTCTCCAGTTGTTTATCTAAGTCGTTTGGCGTACTGAGTCATCGAGCGCTTCTGAAAGTTAACCCGAGGGGTATGTTGGAACTCTGCACTCCCCTTTGCCTTTGTGATATCTTTGAATAAAGCCGTCAGTCCCCACACGAGCCAGTCGACACGATCCGGTGATCCTGTACCCTTATACCCGCTCAAGGTGAAGTCAACCATTTGGTTCTCAAGCTCAGGAAAGACACCAGCGTGTTTAACCTTGCCCTTTTCGTACAGTGCGGCTATCGGCTCGGCACGTATATGTTTGCCCCGAGTGGCAGTCACCATTTTAAACGCCATAGGAAGGTCGTCAGTCTCGATGACAGCCTCTACCATCGCACCCCCATAGTTGCCCTCGGCTACAACAGAGTCGGCTCCATTACGCTCATACGCGCTTGAGACGATACCTGACCACTCCCTCGGATGATACTTGCCGGATAAGTCTTCAATAATATAGCCCAGCCCATCGACACCTAAACCGCAGACGCCGATACCAACCTCATCATTGCTTGAGTCATCACCACCCGCACCGCCGCTTGGGTCAACGGCTACAACTACACGCTGCATTGCCGGAGTCTCACTGACTCGATGTATCGATATTAAATTGTGAGTCCACAGCGCACCGTCTGTTGCATCGCCATAAAGCCCGAGAAGGAAACGTCTCCGCTCCCGCTCAGGCAGTTCTTCTAATGTCTGGATGTAGTCGTCAGCAAGATTCTCGCGGTTATCCTGCGGATTCAGTTTGTAAGTAGAGTACATCTCAGGCTTCGCTGTCGACACACCTGAGACAGGGTCTTTCTTTAAATGAAAAAGCTTATAAACCCACGAAGCCGTATTGTCAGGGTTCAGGTCGTAATAAGCCTTGAGCGTCAGGTTTGACTTCTGAGCCAATCGGCTCATCATTACGTTGCGTGAGTACCACGGGATCTGGGAACACTCATTGAAGTAGAGGGTTGAGTACTCAGACCCTAATGCCTTCTCTACCCTGTCCTTATCGTCGAGACCTATAAACCAGATCTCAGACTTATTTGGGAGGGTCAACACGTTGAACTCCCCGTTGTAGTTGCACTGCTCCATCAGCCCTGGGAAAGCCTTCTCCATCACGTCAGGTAAGGTCTGCTTAACTAGGTTAGCAATAGCAGCGTTCTGTCTGAACCTGAGCGCAGCGTGTCTAGTCCGAGGTTCCTTCAGGCCTCTTACGATTAAGGCACGGACAAACAAGAACGTCTTGCCTGACCTGCTGCCACCCTCTAGGCATACGTGACGAGCATCAGTACCCAGTACACGCATTGCAGACTCTTGAGCTTGAGTCAATTTAAACTCTGTAGTCAATACAGGGTTATCCATTTATTATCAACGCTCTAGCTCTCATGCTTGGGTGTAATCACTCACAAACTTTTAAAGTATGCAAGCTGGGAGCCCGTTTGTGCTTTGAATACCCTCGTTTTGATGCTTTCTTCCTGTCCCTGTGGACATTTGAGCGAGTGAAGGTCTTCGCGTGTCTTGCTACAGGTGAGCGCATATCCCAACTTAAATGTCCTTATCCAAGGCTGTGAATATAATGTTAACCGGATTATCACTATTACCGCCAAGCTCAATCGATTTGAGGTCTGGCAGGATCTTACTGAGTTTCCTGAACTGTATGTCTGCGAGTAGTCGGTACTTGGCAACATCTGAGGATTCCATAGTAGGGATCAGCTCTTCTACCATTGCTAGTTGTCGTTGGATATGTGAGAACTGAATCTTAGAACGGAGGTCAGTTTCCTGTCGTTCCTTATTCCTACGCTTACGAGAATGCTCGGTTTCCTTTCTTGGCTTACTCATAGTCCTCCGAGATATCTTCTATAACAAGACCCATTTCTTTCAGTAGCTCATCGATATCCTGAGTGCTTGTCCCGCCCTCCAAGATATCCTTGATCGTTTCTTCCCTATTCATTTGATTTTCCATTCAGCGAACATAACATATTAGATGATAGCTATACGACAAGATTAGCCAATTAGAATAAAGTGTTGCACCCTAGCTCAATATGAGTATAATGCTTGGTATTGAAACAAA